GGTTCACGCCACTGGAAGCGTTCGTGAGCTTTGTCGAGCAGGTGGCCGCGAAGGACAAGGACTACGTCAAGCTGAAGAAGCAGGCAGACGCAGCCGGTAGCGAAGACGAGAAGAAACCCATCTTGGACGCCATGGCGGACACGCTACAAGGTAGCGCTATTGGTCAGGTGATTCAGGATCGGCAGGCACTCATGGCGCTGATCGCGCTGATGCAGAACAAGGACTACGTCAAGAAGGTGGAGGCGCAGGTCAAAGGCGACACCGGACAAGCACGCGAGAGCAACTTTGAACTGATCTCCAGCCGCGCCGGATTCAAGGCGCAGCAAGCATCCAATGAGGCCGATATTGCCCGCAGCAACACGTTCAAACAGGTCGACGGCCCACTGCAATCCTTGCTGACCGGCGCGACTAACCTCGCTCGCGAATTTCCGGTACTGACCACGGTCGTCACCGGTGCTGTTGCTGCTATCGGCATCTGGAAAGCTGCGAGCATTGGCGCGGGCCTGTCGTCCCTGTTGCGTGGCAAGCCTGCCGCCGCTGCCGCTGCTGCTGCCGTCAGCGCTGCACCAGCATTCAATCCGTTCGGCTCGCTGGGCGGTACACCGGTGCCGCAGCCAGCGGCCAAAGTGGGATTTCTCGGACGCGCCGGTGGCTTACTGCGCAAAGCGGGATGGCTGGGTGCCGCTGGGTATACCGCCTATGACGTCGGTTCGACTCTGATGGACAGTGACAAGACCGCAGCCGAAAAGACGAACGCTATCGGACGTACCGCAGCAGGTGTCGCCGGTGGCTGGGCCGGGGCGAAGGCTGGGGCGCTGGCCGGTGGCGCGCTGGGTTCCTTTGTTCCCATCATCGGCACCGGCATCGGCGCGGCTGTAGGTGGATTGGTTGGTGGCGGTCTTGGATGGTGGGGAGCGCAGAAGCTGGGCGACAGTCTCGCCAACAACCCCGCTATGCAGCCTACAGCCGCCGCAAACGCCTTGAGAGAGGTTCCACCCCAGAAGGTCGACATCGACCTCAAGGAAGGCCGTTTGGCGGTCGCTGTGACGGTTTCTGATATGCGGACTCAGGTCAACACCTCGGTCGTGCAGCAACTCAACGGCGTCAGGATTGATGCCGGCTCTACCAATCCAGCAGGAAGGCAATAAATGGCAGACGAAACCGAAATCGCGTGGCTCAAGCAACTGCGCATGGCAAGCTGGCGCGACGTGCCGTTTCAGGTCGACACCATCGACATCACGGCGGGCAGCAATACCATCCTGCGCGAATACCCGTTCCAAGACCTGCCGACCGTCTTCAAGATGAGCAACGCCACCGAGGAAATCAAATTCTCGGCTTACCTGATCGGTGATGACTATCTCGACCAGTTGGATGCGCTGCGGGCTGTGCTGGAAGGCGATGGCGTTCTAATCCATCCGACCCAAGGCAGCATTCGGTGCTACTACCACGGCAAGTACACGATCAAGGAATCCCCAGCGCACGAGGGCGGCATCGCTCGCCTTGACCTGACCTTCATCCGTGCCGAAGAGCGCCGCTATCCAGTCGCCAAGGCCAACAGCACCGACAAGGTGTCGCAGGCCGGAGCCGCTGCGCAAGCGTCTGCCGCCGACAAGTTCGGTAAGAAATTCGATGCAGACGGCGCGCCGGGCTGGTCGCTGGACAACATGCGAGAAAGCATGCGTAGCGCCATGGAGACCGCTTGGTCGACCGTGTCGAAAGTGCAGAAGGAAATGAACTACTACGATGGTCTGGTCAAGACGTACATCACCAATCCGACCAACGAACTCCTTGCCTTGAAGGATATCGCCAGCGGCATGTTCAGCAACATCATGCGCATCCCCGACAACATCGCGTCCTCGCAGGCGCTGACTCTTTTTGGCTCGCTCCGCAGCCTGTGGTCTAGCAGCCCGGCGACGAGCGTGGCATCGGCTTACCAGTCGAACGGGATTACGACGGCGCCCGCAGCCAGTACGCAACTCGCCAGCGCCTTGACGCCGGTCGCCACGCCATATCAGACCGCCAGCCGCCAGAAGGAAGCGGCGTCGCTGACGGCACTGTCCGGGCTGATCGAGGCAACCGCCACCATCTCTGCGGCGCAGGCGGTCACGCAGGTCGACATCGTGAATTACGACCAAGCGCTCGCGCTGCGTCAAGACTTCAATCAGCAGTTCTCCAAGCTGCTGCGCATGGATGTTGTCGACCACGACATCTTGCTGACGCTGCACACCGCTGTTCTGGCCGACCTGCAAGAGCGGTCGCGGGATCTCGCCCGCGTCACCACGTACACGCCGGAGACATGGCAACCGGTGGTCTACATCAGCTACCGGCTGTTCGGCACCGTGCGCTGGGCCGACGAGATCATGGCGATGAACCCACACATTCTCAACCCGTTGCTTGTCCCGCCCGGCAAGCCGCTACGCATCATCAAGAGGGACTGACATGGAACGCTTTACCAAAGAACAGGCCAAGGTCTACGTCACGGTCAATGGCTACGACTACCAAGGCTGGACTGAATCAACCATTGAGCGGTCGATTGAAAACATCTCGTCGCGCTTTACCATCCCGGTTACCTACGTGCCGGGCAAGCGCCCGAACATCAACCGGCAGGACGTTATCAAGGTGCGCATCAACGACACAGTGGTCACAACGGGCTACGTACTGACCGCCGAGCCGTTCTACCGCTACGACGACTGCGGTATCAAGATCGAAGGCCGGAGCCGCACTGGCGACCTCGTGGCCTGCTCGGCCATCCACAAGGGCGGGCAATGGAAGAAAGCCAAACTTGACCAGATCGCCCGCGACCTATGCCGCCCGTTCGGCATTGACGTCATTGTCGAGACCGATATCGGCGACGCGCTGGCGGACTTCGCTATCGAGCACGGCGAGACGGTGCTGACCACGCTATCTCGCGCCAGCCGTCTGCGCGGAGTGCTGGTCACAACCAATATGCGCGGCCAGCTGCTGCTTACCAAAGCGGGCAAGACGGTCAGCCATGGCGCGATTGTGCGCGGTGGCAATGTCATCACCATGGAAGGCGTGGGTACTGATGCTGAGCGCTTCGCTACCTACATCGGATACGGTCAGAAGAAGTCGGACAAGGAATTCAGCGAGTCCATGCAGCAGAAAGCCGTGTTTAAAGACCCGGAAATCAAGCGCTATCTGCCCTTGATCGTCAACGCCGAGGGCAACGCCGAAGTCGGCGATATGCGCCGACTAGTCGAGCACACCATGCGCGTGCGTCGCGGCCAGGCATACGGCTTGCGCTACCGCGTAGAGGGCTGGACATGGAAGGGCTTGCCATGGGAGGTCAACACCCGCGTGCCTATCTATGATGATATCGCCGGTTTGAATGGCGACCAGTGGCTGATTGCTGATATCAGTTCGCACGTCGACCTTAAGGACGGCGATGTAACCGATATCCTTGTGCGCCCGGTCGACGCCTATGACACGGTGCCGCTTAAGCCGCGCAAGAAGAAAAAGAATTCCGACGAAGCCGAAGAACTTGAAGTGTTGAGTGTGAAATGAGCAAACAGACGATGATGCGCCGCGCTCGCATGCGTGGCTTGGTAGACAGCAAGGTGCAGAAGGTTCGCGTCGACGTGTTCGATAATCTGAGCCGCGAGGCCGTCGAGCGCCTGCAAGACTACGGCTTCGCAGCGGCCCCGACCGAAGGCGAAGGGCTGGTAATCTCCATTGGCGGTCACATGATGGTGCTGCGCATGGATCAGATCGGGAGCCGCCCGCCGCTGATCGCCAATGAGGTGGCCGTGTGGCACAAGGACGGACACAATATCAAACTGACCGATGGAAAAAAGATCGTGATCACGTGCGACGAGTACATCGTAGATACGAAGAAATACTCGGTGACAGCGCCGGACGGCATCACCATGGACTCGCCGACTTTGCAGGCAACAGGTGCGGTTAAAGGGGCTACGCTGGACATCGCGGGAACCGGCAAGATCGACGGCGTCAACGTGGGATCGCATGACCATGGCAAGGTCATGACCGGTCAAAGCAGGACGGACGGCCCTAGCAAAACCTAAGGCTTATGAAATAGTTCACCATTATTTAAACCTGCATTAAAGCGATCATGGTCACACCATGATCGACATCCTCACCGCCACCCCCGCAAGTAATCCTCTCTCGCTGCCGTTTGATTGGCAGCTTGCGCCGACCTCGGCGCAGAAAGAATTTTCCGTACTGGACTTCAGCAACCCGTGCATGGTCGCAGCGCCACGCGCGGTGTTGCTGGCCGAGTACGCGCTGGCGCTGGACGACACCCTGCACACCGCCGTCATCATTTCCCTGTTCTCAGATAAACGCGCTGGCCGTGATGTGAAGCTGCCGCGCAATCAGACCGACCGTCGTGGCTGGTGCGGCGATGAATTTGTCAGCCCCGGCGAGCAATGGGGGTCTGAGCTATGGCAATGCTATGTGTCCAAGTCGACGGTGGACATCGAAGAGCGCGCCCGATTCGCCGCGTGGGAGGCATTGCAGTGGATGGTGAACACGCAATTGGCCGAGAAGATCGTGGTTGACACCCAGTGGACTGGCGTCGCAGCCGACAGGCTCGCGCTGCGCCCACAAATTTGGCGTTCGGCGACGAACGAGCGCCCCGACTACGACGCCCTTTGGGGAACCACTTTGCGGAAATCGCTATGATCGACACACTGCCAGCCATCCCATCCATCGACGACCTTACCGCCAGCGCGGCGACTCTCTTGCAGCAGGCGCTTGTGGAAGCACAGTCGGATGGCGTACAGCTATCCGCCACGGACATTGCCATCGCCCGGTCGAATCAAAAGGCGCAGGCATTCGTGCAAGGCGTCGGCATCCATGGCGCATATCGCTATATCCGCGACTTCGTGTCGCAGCAGGCCATCCCAACCAAGTCCAGCGGGCAGTACTTGCGTGAGTGGATGATCGCTTACGGCATTCCGATGAAGGAAGCAGAGGCCGCGACCGGCACCATCGCAGGGACAGGCGTAGTGAACGCTATCCTGAGCGCCGGAGCCGTGATGCAGCGCGAAAACGGTCTGACCTACGTTGTGCAAGCTGACGCAGTGGTCGCAACCGACAGTACTGTCACGCCGACGCTGCTGTGCACGACTGCTGGCGCTGCTGGCAATATTCCAGCCGGGGAAAAGCTGACGCTGGTCGCGACCGAGGTCGATATCGACGGCGATTTCATCGTCGGTGCCGCAGGAATCGACGGCGGTGTTGAAGAAGAAACCGAGGCGCAGGCAATCTATCGCCTGAAGCAACGCCTTGCCAATCCTCCGCGTGGAAGCGCGCCAAGTGACTACGAACGCTGGGCGCTTAAGGTGCCTGGAATCACGCGTGCATGGGGTGTGCGCAATCCAAGCGGCCCGACTACCGCAGGCGTCATCATCATGGCTGACGGGAATCCCAACGGCTTGCCCACTGCCGCTCAGCGAGACGCGGTCTACGACTATATCCGAGACAACGACCGTGGCCCGCCCGACGAACTGTTCGTGATCGTCCCGGCAGCAAAGTACGTCGACGTGATGCTGGGCATATCACCGGATACCGGCACCAACCGCGCCAACATCAAGTTGGAGCTTCAAGACCTGTTCTTTCGTGAAGCGGTGCCGGGTGGTCGAATTCCGCTGTCTCACCTGACAGAAGCGGTTTCCATCGCGCCGGGAGAGTACACGCACCAGATGTTTGAGCCGGAGCCGGTGCCGGGCGGCTTTCTTTTCTCGACGGCTTACGAGGTGCTGGTGTTGCGCGACGTCGAATTTCAGGCGATGACCAATGGATAAATTTTGGCAGGCATTGAGCTATCTGCTGCCTCCGGGCTGGGCATTCCCGCGTCACCCCTTGTCAGTGGTCATGCGCTGGCTAAAGGCGTTCGGCGACCTGCTGCGGGAGCATGACGAGTTCGTTGACCGGATGATCCGGCAGTGGATTCCACACAGCACATGCTCGCGCTTGGAAGAGTGGGAAGACGCCCTGAATCTGCCGGACGCCTGTTTCGGCGACGATCAGACCGTCGATGTGCGCCGCACGAACATGCTGGCGCGCTTTCAGGGCGACATTGACCTGCCATACGACGACAGTTCTGCGGACAGCATCGGAGCAATCAAGGGCTATTTGAAGCGCTACGGTTTCGAGGTAGAGGCTTGGTACAACGTGCCATTTCGTGTCGGCAGAAACCGCGTCGGCGACAAGCTGGGCGCACTGAGCGGCACCCTCCATGTCCGCATTCTTTACATCTGCCAACCGTTTCGGGTTGGCTCAAATCGTGTCGGGCAGAAGCTGGTGAACTGCACCAAAAACACGGCTGAAGTCGAATGTCTGCTGAAGCGCATTGTTCCTGCGCGCTTCGATATCAACGTCATCTATTTCTAGAGGAAGCCATGAACTACACAGAGAGCTTAGACAATGTCGTGCACGCTGCTACCGCACAGCGCATGCATACCGACACAGCAGCCATCCCGACAACGTTTTCGGCGAAGGACGCCAACATGCTTATTTGGAGCATGATGGAAGTCGTCAAGCGGTCGGGATTGCCGGGCAAGACATTCAACCCGGACGACGCCACCAGTTACCGCGTGTTCCTGAACGCTTTGGAACGCCTCTATCCACAGAAGCAGCTACTGGCAACGTCTGGCACCGGCGCAGCCTACGTTGTTACGCCAGACGTTATGCCTGACGCGTACACCGCTGGTCTTTTCTTCCGGGTTCGCTTTCATGCCAACTCGCTGGCTAATCCAACCCTGAAGGTAGGCGCTGGCGACCTGCCAGCAGTGGCGTTCAAGCAGTACGACTCAACTGGCGCAAAGATCAACGCGCTGATGGTGACCGACCTCATTTCGGACGTGATGTTCGACGGCACCAACTTCGTGTTGCTTGATCCACTGCCGTCGCCAAGCGCGCTGCCTTCCGGTACACCGTTGTATTGGCCCACTCTCGACTGCCCCACATGGGCTGTGGTGCGTGACGGCTCGGCCATGACGCGAACGGTCTACCCGGCCTTGTTTTCGGTGCTGGCTCCGCAGCGGGCATGCAATATCACTACCAATGCCGCAGGCGCAATTATTACCGGGCTGTCGCGCACCTCCGATATGTGGGTTGGGATGCCCGCAGAACACGCCAACCTGCCCGCTGGAACAACAGTAAAGAGCATCGACAGCAACGTTCAAGTCACCTTGAGCGCCAATGCGACGGGGACACTGGCTGGAACAACAATTCGCTTCTTCCTCCATGGCTACGGAAACGGCGGCAGCGTGCTGACCTTTGGCCTCCCCGACGACCGTGGCCTCTTCGAACGGGGTCTGGATAGTGGTGCTCGCGGCTACGAAAAGACCTTCATGTTCGCCGTCCACACAGCCGGGTCGAATGTAGTCACCGGCTTAAGCAATACAAAGGGCTTGGCCATCGGGCTTGGGGTGTCTTCCATAGGGTTCTCCGCTGGGACGACTATCACCGCTATCCTTTCGGCGACTTCGGTGCGCTTGGCCGCTAACTCAACGATTACCGGGACTGCTGAAATGCTGGTCACCGGTGGTCAGATCGGCAACGAACGCGAAGACACAATCCAGCGCCATTGGCACAACGCGACTGTCAACCCTGCTTTCGGTTATACGCCCGGCGGAACTGTCAATGACTTCCTCTATGCTCAAGGAACGGTGGGGACAAACACAGCAGGTATTGCCGACCCTTCTCAAGATGGCGGGCGAGGTGGCGGCGTACCTCGGGTTGGGCCTGAAACTCGCGGGCGCTTTCGTAACTATTTGCCAATCATGGTCATTTGAAGGAAATACATGGAAAACCATAACTACAGCCCGCTGAGCGGCGAACCTACAGTTGTCACCATCGCCGAAGCACGTCCACGCGAGCCGGACGTATATCCGTCACCAGCCTACTCGACACCGAATGCACCGTTTCCTGCCAGCGCCGGACATGCAGTCGTGTTTCGTGATGAGAATGGGAACGTTCCGTCCGACTACCAGTTGGGCGACTGGGTCGAGGTCATCGATCGCCGTGGGCTTTACTGGCAAATCACAGACGCAGCGCCTGTTCAGTTCGATGAACTAGGCGTCGAGCCGTCCGAACGCGGACTGACTGACAAAGAGCCGGTCGGCGCTGTGAAATGGGGAGGCAGCGACTGGGTGGCCGACACGGAAAAGCTGACCATGCAAGTACTGGCCCGGCGCAACGCGTACATGGCTCAAGCCACTGGGCCTATTGCGACACTGAACGATGCTGTTGAACTGGACATGGCGACCGAGGAAGAGGTGGCATTGCTCAAGGCGTGGAAGCTGTACCGAATCGCTCTGAGCCGCATTGAAAAGCAGCCTGGCTTTCCGGTCGACGTCGAATGGCCGACATCGCCAATCGCTGCGACACCGGACAACTAAGGGGGAGCCATGCTTTACATCAATATCTTGTTCTATCCACTGTTTGCGTTGCTGGACTTCGCCGTTGCCCACATTGTCGCAACGGTGTTTGTGAACTGGTGGGCACCAGCCTTCGCTGGAAACATTCCATATAGCGACCGTGGCGTCACCAAGCAGGGTTATAAGCTGCCGGGCTGGTTGGCGTGGTTTGACACGTTTGACGCCGACCTTGATCAAGGCGTCCGTGACGGTTCCATCAGCGGAGACTCCACGTACTGGAACCGCGTGGGCTGGTTGTATCGCAACCGGGCGTATGGCTTCAGCTATTGGGTCTTGGGAATCGAATTTGTCCCCGCGAACTGGCGGGTCATTCGGGCTGACGACGATCTTTTTCTGGCCGTTGCCAACGGTTATTTCAGCGTGCACATCAAGAACTTCGCGGGGATTCAATGGAAGTTCGGCTGGAAGGCTTGGAATGACTACGACCGGACTACGCAGGAATGGCCGACCAAACCATGGGGGCCAGTCTGGCGCGTACCGTTTGTTTTCTCGGTATCGCGCTCTAAATAAAGACAGAGCGACCGGAAGGATGCGGGAACATCCGACCGGCCACTTAGCACGCAGCCGTAACTGCATGCCTCGCCAAGGCTCCGCCACCTGTCGACAGGCGGGCCGAATCTTAGCACGGAGAGGTCAACATGCAGGAAATGCAGGAAATCCGCTGTGGCGGCTGTAATAAGCTGCTGGGCAAGGGGGAATACAAGGTCATCAGCATCAAATGCCCCCGCTGTAAGACATTGAATGAATTGAGGGCCATGAGTCCCATACCCGAACGCCAGCGAGCGTCCAACACGGAAGGGGTACATGAGCAAACCAATCATCCCATGGGTAGGAGGCAAGCGTCGTCTGGCTAAGCGCCTCCTGCCGCTGTTCCCGGCACATCAGTGCTATGTCGAGCCATTCTGTGGTGCGGCGGCGCTGTTCTTCATGAAGGAACCGGCCACCGCCGAGGTCATCAACGACATCAACGGCGACTTGATCAATCTATATAGAGTGGCCCGGCATCATCCCGACGCGCTGATAAAGGAGTTTGAATGGGTCTTGGCCTCGCGGCAGGAATTTGACGGCTACAAGCGCATGTTCGACGAGCGTCTGACCGACATCCAGCGCGCCGCCCGGTTCTATTACCTGCAAAGAAGCTGCTTCGGCGGTCGGGTGGAAGCCAAGAACTTCGGCGTCAGCACCACCACACCGACCCGCCTGCAACCCCGCCAGATCGAACGAGACCTGCGTATGGCGCACTCCCGGCTGCTGAACACTACCATCGAGCATATGCCGTGGGACGCCTGCATAGAACGCTACGACCGGCCTCATACGTTCTTCTACTGCGATCCTCCGTACTGGGGTACAGAAGGCTACGGGGTAGAGTTTGGGCTGGAACAGTACGACAGGCTGGCCGAGGTGGCCGGAAGCGCCAAGGGCAAGGTACTGATCAGCGTGAACGATATCCCGGAGATGCGCCGGGCATTCGCTGGCTTGTCCATTGATACGGTCAATCTCAAGTACACCGTGGGTGGTCACAACACCGATGTCACCAGCCGAGAGTTGATCATCTCCAATTTCTGATTCGATGCTGCTACACTCAGGCCAACGTCTGAACGTTCTTTAAAAACCATTTGGGGGTGCTTCAAAGCACCCCCAAATAACGTCTGAAGCCACTAATTCATCGGCATAATTACTGGCTCAAATTAAATGTCCGCGTGTGTCAAAATATGCGGCGCGCTACTTGGGTGCGCGAAACACGCATTTTCGTCAATAAGGACGCGTAAATTATTTACGCATTTGCCGAAAAACGACAAAAAGCACTATCGTCTCTTAATTCGTTTCTCAGCCGAAAAACGTCCTGATATTCTT